GCTCTGCCACGGTCGAGGCTTACGATAACTCATATGTTGAGGATTGCACTGGAAACATAAATACAGTTTCCGATCATGGAATAGTCAAAGATTACTACAATCATAAGATATATATAAAGAAAGGAAAATTCGAGATTATTGAGATCGAATAAATTCAAGGCCTTAGCTTATCGGCAGAGCGTCCCTAACATGGGAATAGCCGGGTTAGACTCCCGGAGGCCTACAAAACACATAACTAATAAAAACAGGATTCATGAGACTTACAATCAAGGAATTATCCCTTGTCAATTTCAGGGGATTAACAATCAGCATTTCGTTCTCGGCAAACACGCTTATATTGGGAATGAACGGAATTGGTAAGACTAGGGTTAACGACGCTTTCCTTTGGCTTTTATTCGGCAAAGACACGCAAGGACGGCAAGACTACGAGATCAAGCCCCGGGATCAAGACATGAGAAACTCAAAGGTATCCGTGCGAGGAATGTTCGATCTTGACGGGCAAGAATTAACGCTCGAGCGTATCTACTCGGAGAAGTGGACAAAGAAAAAAGGATCGGAAGAGGCCGAGTTCTCCGGCAACGTCACCGAGTATTCCATCAACGGAGTGGCATGTAACGCCACGAACTTCAAGACCAAGATAAACTCCATCCTAGACGAGGACAGGTTCAAGCTTATCACTTCCTCCTCCTATTTCAACACCTTGAAATGGCAAGACAAGAGGAACCTTCTTATCCAAGCGGCCGGGGAGCCGAGCGAGGAAGAGATTATCGGGGACAACGAGGATTTCAAGAGGCTCCTATCCTATTGCACCGGCAAGACGATGGATGAGTACAGGAAAGAGATCGCCGCCAAGAAGAAGCCGATCAAGAAAGAGCTGGACGAGATCCCCGCCCGGATAGACGAGGCCAGACAAGGCATTATCGATAAGGACTGGACCGCCTTGGAAGGCATAATCAAGGATCGGGAAACCATGATCGAGAAACTGGATAGGAGGATAGCGGACGAGAACCTACGGGTGCAAGAGGAGAACAAGGATGTCAACTTCAAGATACAAGCCCTATATAATGAGATCGCTTCCTTGGAAAGAAGAAAGATGGATATCGAGAACCGATATAAGGCCTCCTATCAAAAGGAGTCCAACGATCTCGAATCCGAAAAAGAGAGGACGAGGAGAGAGATCGCCGGCATAGAGGACGAGATCAATCGACTCGCAAAGGGTATAACGGACAATGCCAAGGCCAAGGAAAGGGTATCCGACATATTGAGCAAATTGGGGGCGCAATACGAGGCGATCCTTTCCGGTAAGGTGGAAGGCGATGATCGCATATGCCCGACATGCGGACAGGAGTTCACGGAGAAATTCCTGCATGACCGCAAGGCCCACCTTTTGGAGGATATAAACAAGAAGGGAGAGGAAAACGATGCCCTTCTAAGGTCATATGACCAAATTATATCGGAGTACGAGAACAAGATAACCGCCCTTAATGCCAGACGCACGGAGCTATCCTCCAATCTTGATATTCTTGACAGGAGAGTCATCAAGCACTTCGTATCAGCCTATACGGAAGACGAGGAGCGTAAGGATGTCATCAAGGATATAGACCAGAAAAAAGAGGATATAGACCTATTATCCGGATCGGTGGTGACATTCAATGACCTGTCTCCCGTGAAAGACCAGATATCCAAGATCAGGAAAGAGATAGAGGAAATAAAGGGTGAGCTTTCCGGAAAGATACACTCCGACAAGGCCAAGGCCCGTGTGGATGAGCTGGAGACGAGGCAAAAGGATCTGGCCGTATCCTTGGCCCGGTACGAGAAAACAGAAATGATAGCGGACAGGTTCATACATAAGAAGATGGACATGATGGAGGAAAGGATCAACTCCTTATTCCGCATGGTCAAGTGGAAGATGTACGAGCCGCAAATAAACGGCGGCGAGAAGGAATGTTGCGAGTGCTATATAAATGGCGTTCCCTTCGGCGTGCAGAACACCGCCACCAAGGTAAACGCGGGATTGGACATAGCCTTGGCATTCTCTCGTATCTATGACGTTTACGCCCCGGTATTCCTTGATAACCGGGAGTCCGTCACGGAACTTATAGACACGGATACGCAAGTCGTATCGCTGATAGTATCACCGGAACATAAAGAATTGACAATTAAAAACAAGTAATATGAACACTCCCGTATTAGCGGCGCAACCGCAAAACATGGCGATCAATCTTTTCGATCCCGCACAATTCGAGACAATGCAAAGGATATGCAAGATGTACGTGAACTCCGATCTGGTACCCGAATCGTATAGGGTAACGGACAAGAGATCGGAGAGCAAGGCCGTGGCGAACTGCATGATAGCGGTAAGCATGGCGCAAAGGATGAACGCCGACCATATGATGGTCATGCAGAATCTCGATATCATACAAGGCCGTCCGTCATGGTCCGCAAAATTTCTCATCGCTACGGTCAACTCATGCGGGAGATTCTCCCCGTTAAGGTATAAGTTCACCAACCTAGGAAAGATCAAGAACGTGACGTATACCGACTATGAATGGAGGAACGGAAGGAAAGAGGCCGTGACAAAGACATTGAATATCGAGATCGACAATTGGGAATGTATAGCTTATTCCTCGGAGAAAGGCCGTGACGAGATATTGGAATCCACCCCTATCACCATGGAAATGGCAATAAAGGAAGGCTGGTATACCAAGTCGGGATCTAAATGGCAGACAATGCCTAGGCTGATGCTCCAATACCGGGCGGCTTCCTTCTGGCAAAGGGCGTACGCTCCGGAGATCAGCATGGGAATGATCACGCAGGAGGAGGCACGTGATATAGAGGACGTGGATTACATTGAGATTAATCCGGAAGACAAGCTGAAGGAGGAACTGGAAAAAGCTAACAAGGAAGAGTTCAAGTGCCAGCAAGAAGCGAAAGAGGCGAGTGATCCTTCTCCCGTCATGGAAGATCAACCTAATCCCGGTAATTCCGAGCCACCCAAGGCACAATCATTTAATAACGCCTCTCAAGGCAAGCCTAACTGGATGAGAAGATGAGACTATACGTAGCGGGCAGTTCCTCCTCGGGGAACTGCTACCTATTATATGATGAGAGGGAGATTCTGATACTGGAATGCGGCGTACCTTTCAAGAACATCAACGGCCTCCCGTTCTTCGATCTGGAGAAGGTCGTTGGATGCGTGATATCGCATGAGCACGGCGATCACGCCGGAAGGATAAACGAGTTCCTTGATTACGGGGTAGATTGTTTGGCGTCATCCGGCACGATAAGCTCGTTATCTTTTACGAGCAAGCGCCTGCCATTGATGATCGAGGAAGGCGTTACCGTAATGGCCGGGGCCTTCTCCATAGTCCCTTTCAAGATAGCCCATGATGCCAATGAGCCTCTGGGTTTTCTCATAGACCATCCGGATACGGGGCCTATCCTGTTCGCAACGGACACGTACATGCTCTATTATCGGTTCCCGAATCTCAGGCACGTCATGATCGAGTGCAATTACGACAGGTCTATCCTAGACAGGAACGTAGCGGAAGGGAGGATAAACAAGTCCAGACGAGACCGGACATTGCTATCCCATATGGAGCTAGGAACATGCGTGACAACCTTGGAGGCTAACGACCTCTCGGGGGTTGACAACATAATCCTGCTCCATTTGTCCGATGACAATAGTGACGAGGTCTTATTCAAGGAGAAAGTAAGCGAGGCTACCCAACGACCGACTTTCGTGGCGGTGCCGGGCTTGGACATAAACCTTACACGGCCATGGTCAAGATAGAGAAGACTGGGACGGACACGGATTTGACGGAGTTCCTTTGCGAGCTGGCCGGATATCCACCCGGTACTTACCAAGTGACGATATATCCCGTTGGAGATCTAAGGTCCAGCGAGCAAAACAGGTATCTGTGGGGAGTGGTCTACCCTCTCCTGCTCGAGGGACTCAAAGATATAGGCTACGCTTATACGACTACCCAAGAAGTCCACGAGTTTTGCAAGAGGACGTTTTCTGATAGATACGTGAATTACCATTCCGGAGAGATCATAGACATCCCCGACTCCACCAAGGAAATGGACAGGAAGACTTTCGCCACATATTTACAGGTAATCAGGGAATGGTCGCTTGAATATCTAGGTATCGAGATACCAGACCCACAATACAAGAATAATGAAAGAACTGATATTATGCCTCAATGAGGCTTGCTCTAAAAAGCATTGCCTCTGCCATCAAAGGCAAAAGCATTGGAAATACCCGTCTAAAAAAGAAGGGGAAACTGTAAGACCAGAGTCGGTCTTATTTAATGGGAACACCCCTTGCAAGGGGTATATCCCACAATATGACAGGAAAAAGTATAATATTAATTATTAAAGTATATGGAAAAATTCATCGCTCAAAACGAGCCTTTATCAAACAGGCCGCAAGTCCTAGAGGACTCATGCGACGCCGTCGAGGAGATCTGGTACAATCATCCTTTTACCGAGGACGAGTTGAATGAGATCAAGACCAAGCTAGCGGACACGTCAATTGATATAGCCGAATTGGAACAGGAGAAAGCGGACTGGATGGAGTCGTACAAATCACGGCTAAAACCGCTTAATACGGCCAAAGCAAAATATCTTGACCAGATCAAGCGTAAATCCGAGGATATCAAGGACAAGTGCTATAAGTTCCTTGATCACGAGAACAAGGAAGCCAATTATTATAATGGTGCTGGCGAACTTGTCTATTTCCGGAGGATGCAACCCCAAGAAATGCAGAAATCAATTTTTAATATTAATCGTAAAACAGGAACAGAATCATGAGTGAGAACAAATTAAATGTGGTTGTACCGAAAGATTATAGTGGTGCACCAATCGAAGTAGTATTGAGAGAAGGAAAAGCACCCGTAGCACTCGACCCGAAAGAACCAACTCCCGTTGGTATTGAAGGAACGATTGACAGCCCTTTGCGTTGGCTCGAAAAACGAGTGGGGCTTATCGATCAAAAGCGGGCAAATATAACGGTAAACCGTGATGATATGGAAATATCTTTAGTGGACAAAGAGACTGATTACTATAGAAACCGTATTACTGGAGTATTACAGCCGTCCAAAGAAATGGTTGAGTTTGGTATCAATGCGGAAAAGAAGTGGGAACCTATCAAGTTATCCAAGTTCTTCAAGATGCATCGTGCCTTCTTCAAGGACAAATCAGAAAACATGACGCTGGTATCTGCCTTGAAAAACTTCAAGGCAAAGGTAAACCAAGACATAGAGCGAAGCAAGGAAGAGAATGGCAGCAGAACCGATAACTATTCGCAGGTGGTTGATTCCAATCTCCCGGGGTCGTTCAAGTTGAACATCCCACTTTTCAAGGGTTTTGCGTGTGAGGAAATCGAGGTTGAGATTTACGCTGATGTGGACGGAAGAGACGTTTCGCTATCCCTTGTGTCAGCTGGGGCAAATGAAGCCATTGAGGAATACAAGAATAAAGTGATTGACGAGCAACTGGATGCCATCAGAAAGATCGCTCCAGATATCGTAATAATAGAGATATAATAACGCAAGTTTCGTGTTTTTCATGGTATTAGATTTGGGTTAGAATGATTATCCCCGCCGTCCGTGAGGATATGCGGGGCAAACACGGTGGTATGGCGGAATTGGTAGACGCTAAGGTTTGTGACTATCGAGAGAATGTAGTTTTGTCCTTTCCTATTTGGAATTTCAGCAACTCATGCGGGTTCGAGTCCCGCTACCATCACGAATAACAAATATTTAATATGGAAACAATACAAGATTTAGATCACTTGACAATGGCCATATACCTTATCACCGCAATACTCGGACTTATAGCAGTGATCTTGGCAGGATTCTTATTAATAAACGAAAAAAGAAAACATCCATGGGAAAAGTAAATAACATAACCTCTTTAAAGAACAGACTAGACCGTATATTCTCCGTATTTATAAGAATAAGGGATGCTGACAACAACGGTTATTGCCGTTGCATAAGCTGTGGGAAGATCGTGCATTGGAAAGAGGCAGATTGCGGACATTTCGTCAACCGGTCACATATGGGTACCAGATACAGCGAGAGAAACTGCAACGCTCAATGCAGGTCTTGCAACCGTTTCGACGAGGGCAACAACATCGGTTATGCCAAGGGCTTGATAAATAAGTATGGCGTAAAAGTAATTAACGAGCTTGAGGTGAAAAAGCACTCTATCTCTAAACTCTCGGCATTCGATTACCAATTGATGATCGAAGATTACAAGAAACGAATAAAGGATTTGAGGGATCAGAAAGGCATAAAGGATTGAAATGGCGAAGAAGAAAGACGAGCAAGAAAAGGTGAAATGTGGCGATTGCGCCAACGGACATCCTCACAAGGGGCTATGCGTTTGGTGCATCATACATGATGCTGGACGGGTAGCTAACTCCACGAGATTTTGTAACACTTTTAAAAAGAGAAGATAATATGGAACAAGAGAAATTTGATTTATGGTGCGTGGTCGAGTTATTCGGCCATTCGAGGATAGCGGGAAGATGTACGGAACAGAACGTGGCCGGTACCAATATGCTTCGGGTAGACGTTCCGGATACAAGTAACCAGCCCGGTTTCACCCGCTTTCTCTCATCGGGGGCCATATACGCTATAAATCCTGTCTCCGAGGAAGTAGCAAGGCAAATGGCGGAGAACCTGCAAATACAACCTGTAAACATATGGGATGTAAACCACCTTGTAGACCAGAAACTAAAGTCCTTGCAGGGCGGAGAGTCTCCGGATTTTGATTTTTAGTATATGGATAAGGGTTTCATTATGCTCTCTCGTAAGTTTTTTTCTAATGAAATGTGGGAAGCAGCCCGGACATTCTCGGAGTGCGAAGCGTGGCTTGATCTAATACAATCGGCACGATTTGAGGCAACCGACACGATCGAATGTATCGGAGGTAGAGAAATAACATATGGGAGAGGATAATAAATCCTCTCTATTTTATAATAATCATTTAGATAACTGTATGAAAAGAGGACTAAGCAAGCTTACCCCCAAGGAGCTATCTATGTTAAATAAGACTATTAAAGAGAAACGGATAGTATCCTTTTATTCTGAAGATGGGGATATAATTAATGAAATGATGCCTTCTTGCGATAAACTTCGAAAATTCAAAATTAAGCATGATATCATTTATGCACTTGATGGAACAATAGTAAAGCGCATTCCAATCGGTGGCAGAGCAATATATCTTTTTGCAGAGAATCATGGAATAAGCTCAAGAATGAGAGATGCAATTCGTGAAGAGGCCATGAAACTAAATGACAGTATAAAAAGAAAAGTATTTGAAAGAGACGGTAGATATTGTGCTGTTTGTGGATGTTCTGAAAAACTCTGCATAGATCATATTATTCCTGTATCAAGAGGAGGCTTTACAGTTTTGGACAATCTTCAAGTATTATGTGAGAAATGTAATTTACAGAAAAGCAATATGACAATGGAAGAATTTAAATTATGGAGAAATAAACATGGCACGACCAAATAAAGAAGGGCTAGACTATTTCCCTTTCGATGTTGATTTCTTTTCTGATGAAAAAATAGGCTCAATATCGGGTGAATTTGGCATTAAGGGTGAGATCACCGCTATAAAGCTGCTTTGTGCGATATACCGAAATGGGTATTTCATATTGTGGAATGATGCGTTAAAGATGTCACTGCTTAGAGGTTTACCCGGCATTAGCTTAGAATTACTGGAGCAGATAGTAACACGCTTGGTTAGGTGGGGATTCTTTGAACAGACTCTGTTTAGCACGGTAAGTGTTCTAACTAGCAAAGGTATTCAGGAGCGATATTTCAAGGCTATAAAAAGAAGAAAAGATTCATCTAATTATCCTTACCTACTAGTTAATGTGGACAATAATAAGGTTAATGTAAGCAATAATGACATTAATGTAAGCACAAACCCTATAAAGGAAAGAAAAGGAAATAAAAATAGAGAGAGTCTTAATACGCGTGAGACGCTTTTCGATAATTTCAAGAATGAGTTATTGGGGGACGAGGAATGGCGCAGATACGCTTGCCAGATATCGGGATTGAGCGTCGCTTTCAATGACCTCATTCCCGGCGAGCTGGATAACTTCCTCGCTTGGATGGTATCCACCGGGGAAGGCGATACGCTAAAAACGATAGATGACGTGAAGAGACGATTCACCTATTGGTGGCAGGGAACAGGACTAAGGGCTTATAATCAAAGATATGGAGGAACAAGAAAAGAAACTTTCGGAGGCTATACAAGCCATGCGGGGGCCTACGGAAAAAGAGAGGCTCCAGCAAAAACAGGTGTTCAACCTAGTGAAGAAGCACGCAAGGACTATACAGAACGTTTCTAGGTACGATCTCTCGGACGATACGGAGTACATCAGCCACGCCCGGATGATAAAGGCGCTAGGTTGTAATTACCTAGGGATCGAGAGGCGGCAATTCGAGACAGACAGGGGGAATGACAAGGTTTTGAGATTCCTGTTGTATTATTTCAACGATTGCCCGTTGGCCGAGTCCGTATTCCCGGAGGAGAACTATAAGCTGCACAAGAACCTCCTTATCGTGGGAGATCCGGGAACGGGCAAAACGCTCATGATGCAGATATTCGCCGATTACCTGAAATTGACGGATAACCCCAAACGCTTCGTGAACCTATCCGTGACCCAGATGATGAACTATTACAAGATCCATGGTCACATAGACAGGTTCACGTACAACGAGGAGGCCGGGAAAGGGAGCATGGAAGGGAACCCGTTCGATATCTGCCTTAACGATATCGGTCTTGAGACGGAGAACCAGAAAAGCTACGGCACCAGCCTTAACAGCGTAATAGACGAGTTCCTATACGCGAGGTACGAGATATACCAGTCCCATCAGAAGAAGTATCATATCACTTCCAACCTATCCGTCACGGATTTCAAGAATCGGTTCGGAACTAGGCTGGTGGACAGGTTCAAGAGTTTTAACGTGATAATCCTAAACGGAGAAAGCAGGAGAAGATAACATGGAAATAACAGAGAGATTGAGAAACACCCCTACCGGTTTGATCGTGTTGGTAGGAGACATGAAAATTATCGTGGAAAAGTACAGCCCGTATTACAACGGGCAGAACAAGATCCCGTGCAGGGGATGCGTCTTCCGGGACGAGGGTGCGAGATTTTGCGAGTACAGCAAGGCTTGCATGGCCCATCTGAGGCCGGACCATGAAAGCGTAGTTTTTGCTAAAACGAGAGAGACATGACACATGGATCATTATTTTCTGGTATAGGAGGATTTGAGACTGGAGCGGAATGGGTTGGCATAGAGACTCTGTGGAACTGTGAGATCGAGCCATTCCAGAGGAGTATATTAAAAAAACATTTTCCAAACACAAAGCAATATGAGGACATCAAAGAATTGTCAAACCCCGGATATGTGGACATCATTAGTGGAGGATTTCCGTGTCAAGACATTAGCATTGCGGGAAAAGGTGTTGGTATCACCGGAAGTCGCTCTGGACTATGGAGTGAGATGCATAGAGTCATACGGGAAGTTAGACCTCGATACGTCATCATTGAGAACAGCCCAATGCTCCTTGTTCGAGGTTTCGAGCGAGTCCTTTGCGATCTTTCCAAAACAGGGTATGATGCGGAATGGCAATGTCTATCGAACGCCGCCTTTGGATTCGACCATCATCGTGAAAGGGTGTACGTTATTGCCTACTCCAACGAAATCAAACAACAAACGTGGAGGGTTCAAGAGTGGAATAAGGCTCAAACAATATTTGTCCCGCCACCAAAACAACACGGTAGATTTCCTCTCTCTGAAAGGATTTACAAAATGCCAGATCGTGAGCATATTGGAATCAATGATGGGATTCGCGATTGGACACACAGAGTTGGATCGATCGGAAATGCGGTAAATCCGACGGTCGCCAAATACCTGTTTGAGTGTATTAAAATATTCGACAGCAATTTAAAGAAAGACATTCATCATAGTTGAATACCGTATTCTCTATGATGAGAGTAAATAAAAATCAAATATTATGGCTATAAGCGAAGTTTACAACGAGGATTGTATGGACTATATGACAAACATTCCTGATAAATTCTTTGATCTAGCTATCGTAGATCCACCGTATGGTATAGGAGAGGACTGGAAGAAAAGGAATAATGGGTATAAATTCAAGGATACATCCTATAAGAATAGCCCTATCAAGGATGCGTCATACTTCGATGAGTTAAAAAGAATTAGCAAGGATCAGATCATATGGGGATATAATTATTACACCCAATATCTAGGAAATACCAACTATTTGATTGTTTGGGACAAGATGAGCAACAATAACGATGTGTTTAAATACTCGAAATGTGAGATAGCCTACGTGTCAAAAAAAATCCCATGCAATCTTGTCTCCATTCCGTGGGATGGATATAGGATGGGGCATGAGACCGGAAAGAGAAAGATACATCCACACCAAAAACCGCTCTCATTGTATTTATGGATTTTGAAAAATTACGCCAAGCCCGGTGACAAAATTTATGACTCTCATTTGGGGAGCGGAAGCTGCCGTATAGCCGCCTATAAAATGGGTTTTGATTTTTACGCAACCGAGATAGACAAGGAATATTTCAATGCCCAAGATAAAAGGTTTAAGGAAGAATGCCTAGGTGAAATCATATTACCTAGTGGTAAAAAGATAATACAGACATCAATGTTTCAATAATAAATAAAACGATCATGAAAATGGAAAAAGAAACTATAAAGAACAAAGTATTTGAGATCATAAAGAGTAAACTTTTTCACAAAGATACGCCACTTACGATGGAATCCAAGCTGGAGGATGATCTATGGATGGACAGTCTTGATGAGATAGAGTTATTAATGGAATTAGAGAAAGAGTTTGGCATATCGATCCCTGATGATGATCCCGGACGATGCCTTACCGTAAAGGACGTTGTTGATTATATAATCCGGAGGATGAAAGAATGAGAAATAAAGAACTAATCGCTCTATTACAAGAGCAAGACCCGGAAGCGGAGGTAATGATACGCACGTCCGATGGAGAGTATGAGTACGATCCGGTGGATGTCACGTATGACGAACAAATCGAGTGCGTAATTATTCAGGAGGGGTAGATATGAGTAGACTAAAGATACTAAAATCCTCTCTTAAAAAGAAAGAGGATAAATTAGACAAAAAGATCAACGAACACTTTGGGGATGTAGCCTCCGCTAACGGGCAACCTCTTAACGATAAGAGGAACGGCCCGGCCACCATGCGAAGATGGAACAGGCAGAACAACGCTATATCCAATCTCCAAAAGGAGATAGACAAAACCAAGTCGGCCATAGAGCGAGAGGAAGGTAAGCTCATAGGCATGGCCCGTAATAAGGATCTGATGCCAAAGGAGATCACAGATCTTATCGATAATGGCATATTGACACAATGGGGAAGACATCCTCATATATTGTTTGTATCCGGCGTGGATAAGGCACGAATAATCTGGGATAACAAGAAAAGGGTAGTCATGCACAAGTTTGTTAACTCATTAAAAGACAAAGAGCAAAGAAAAATATTCGCCCGGGTGTATAATTCGCTTCATGAGGCGATCAACAAGAAGGAGGATAAAGAATGAAGAAAATAAAGAAAACCATTCATGTGTATAGCGAAGGCAAATATATGGGGAATATTATGTACAACCATAGAATTCCCCTGTTATCAGAGGAGGAACTTGAAGATGAGATATTAAGGCATTTCCCTAATCTTAAAGGGAAAAGATGGAATTTAAAATTTTGCTAATAAATAGAAATCATGAATCAAATTTGCACAACCAAAGAACAATCATCCCGGCTATTAGAGGCCGGGGTGAGACCGGATACGGCAGACTGTTACCTGCAACGCATAACAGAAACCGATGATTGGTCAAACAATAACGTCCTAGATGAGATAATCGAGTCATGGATGAACAAGCAAGTGCTATTAGATATGGATGGTCGTTATCCGGCTTGGTCTCTATCCAAGCTGATCGGGATGATGCCCGATCAAGTAGAATGTGAGGGATATAACTATTACCTATTCATGCTTCCACGAGATAAAGAATTTACGATAAAGTATTCCGCTGGAAGTAACCTTGCCCAGTCATATTGCAGGGAGAGCCTTTTTGATGCTATCACTGAAATGATCGAATGGCTTATCAAGGAAGGACACCTTGACAAGAAATTCCTAACAGATAAATAAATATGAGCAAAGAATATAGAGTCGTAAGATACTTCGATGGTTATCCCGAATACGCCATGTGCAAATGTGATACAATCGAAGAAGCAAGAATTAAATGCAAAGAGTATAACGATAAAGCAGAACAATCACCTTGTATCAGTTATCATATATTGGTATATGGCGATGAGAAATTTAGTGGTAAATCTTATAGAACTGAATGATTATGAATGAACAGGTATTATCAGTAGAACAAATGCAACACCTTATTAATTTAGGTGTAGATGTGAGTAGTGCAAGTATGGCATGGGGCAAACCTGATGGCGAGAAAGAATATCATCTTCTTCTGCCGAATTTGCAAGAAACTTTTGAGTACGGCTTAGTAATTAAGTATATCCCTGCTTTTACCTTGCAAGATATGTTGGCTCTCATGCCAAAACAGATAGATGACTATACATTGAATTGGTACATATCAGAAATGATTTTCAGATATGATAAAATTGATTTATGTGGTAAGTTTGAGGTGTTAGAGGATTTATCGTTCTATTTCAACGAGAATGCAACAATCTTAAATGTAGCCTATGATATGCTCTGTAAGCTTGCGGAATGTGGATATTTAAACAATAAGCATTAACAATGGAAAGAGATATTGATAAGAGACAGACGGTAGAAGAGGCGGCTCATTTATTCGCTGAAAGCAGGAGTAGCGGTAGTGCATTCCCGGCGTATTATCAGGGATTTATAGCAGGTGCCGAATGGCAGGCAAAGCAATCCCCGTGGATAAGCGTAGAAGAACGGTTACCGGAAAATCAAGACATAGTATTGGTTAGAGGTGAGTACGGGGGCAAAGCCACCGCTTATCTACATGGCAAGGATAGCGGCTTTATCGTTTACGGAGAGGACGCTTATAAGGTATTCGGGGAGGTTACCCATTGGATGCCTATACCCGATCTTGAGGAATAGTATTAACCTAGCCTTCTCATGAAGGCTCATAATTGATGGAAATTGAACTATTCAACCTCATTCCATGTCGTGCGACCATCCAACTCTTCCAATTTTTCCGTAATCTCCTTGTTTATGCGATAAGACCTAACCGCATTAAATATTGATATGAACGGCGATAGAATAATACCGATAAATGTTATGGTTGTACACTTATAAAACATCCCTATAACAGCGATCGCAAATGAGACTAGATGTAGTATCAATAATATCCAATTCTTTTTAATAAAATCAAGATTCATATTTATGTATTAAAATTTTAGATACAAAAATACTAAATTAAATGGTAATAGCATGGTTTTCTTGCGGAGCAACGTCCGCAGTCGCTTGTAAGATAGCGTTGAGCCTGTACAACGATGTACAGGTCTACTATATAGATACCGGATCCGGGCATCCCGATAATACTCGCTTCCTCGCTGATTGCGAGGAGTGGTACGGTCGACCAATCCACACTATACGAAGCGATAAGTATAGCAGTGTGGCAGATGTGCTTCGGAAGGGATATATTAATGGCCCTACGGGTGCGGCCTGTACATTGAAGTTAAAAAAGGAAGTCCGGTATAAGCTCGAGAAAGAATTTGGTTGTTGGGATGGTCAAGTATGGGGATTCGATTTTGATCCTAAGGAGATAAACCGGGCGATCCGTCTAAAGCAGCAATATCCGGAAACAAAACCGCTATTTCCGCTTATAGAACGACAGATCACGAAACAGGACGCAATGGGTATGCTATGGAAAGCGGGCATTGAGATCCCTGCCATGTATAAGCTTGGGTATAATAACAATAACTGTATAGGTTGTGTCAAAGGAGGAATGGGATATTGGAACAAGATAAGGAAAGATTTTCCAGATAAGTTCAACGAAATGGCAGAGATCGAAAGAAAGATCGGTGCTACTTGTCTAAAAGACAATAAAGGTAAGATATACCTAGATGAGCTTAATCCTAATCGTGGTGATCCTGTACAAGAAATTATTCCGGATTGCTCTTTGATATGTCAGATCGAGTTTCAAGAGATACTAGATAGACAGGTAAAAAGAGTTCTTGATGGGGAAATAAGTATTAATGATGTAAAATAGTATTAACCGAGCCTTCATGGGAAGGCTCATAATTAAGAATGAATAAGTATGAAAACAGAAATTACAGTAGAAAAGGCTAAAAACGGCTTTATTATATCAAACGTAGCTACGGGCGTAAAGATTGTTGCCACAACAGAGAAGGACGCATCGGACATTATTTCGGAAGATTTGTCACATGTTTTTAATGGCATGAAAGACGGAGACAAAAAACTGATTGAATTTCAAATAGCTAACAGCTAAGAATATAAAGTACGAAATGGTATTATCACCTGAAACAGTCAACGCCTACAAGGAACTGTTGACAAATCCCCAAAAACATGGCTTACAATTTAAGCCATTGCATGAATGTTTTGAAGAAATAGAAGAAGTAACCCCCAAACATTTATTGTTTGAAGACTTCGCAAATTACCTTCAAAAGCCTTTACCCAAAGTGGTATTTTATATCATAATGGATGAATTGTACTCTCATCTGATAGATAAGGATGAGAAAACGAAAGATTTAGGATATAGATTGAAATTGATAGCAAAACAGTAAGAAATCATGGAAGAAAACAAAGAAAAATCGATCAAACTAGCTATAGAAGCTATGAGGCCCTTACCGGTAAACTCTTTCGCCGGATATTGCAGCGTAGGCGATGATCGGTCTCCGGAAGAGAAGCATAAAGATGATATGAGATTCTGCAAGGAGTTTAATGAGCTTCAATCGGATATGCTCATAACCTTGGCCAGCAAGATAGAGGCATTTTTAGATGCCCAAAGAAAAGACTCTGTAGAATCAGTGAATATCAATCATCCTACAGTTTTCCCGGACGGGAGAAATTGTTGCGTACCACCATATATCGATCGCATGAGCCAATAGGCATCCAAGCCTTTTGATGATATTGATAAAAATTTAAAGGATATGGGGAACGATGCGAAACGAAAAGACTCGTATGCGATATCATGCCAACGCAAGATATTCCTTTCGTCCGAGAAACAACATAAACAACTTAATATATTCGTGAGACATAAAAACTTTTACTCAAACAACTATAATTTAACCTCTAATAATATGTGCGTACTTATTTACGACGGGGATGTAGAAATACAATCCCCTAAACAACTAGAGGATCATTTCCCGCAAATCACGAAAATGATCCCAGCGGAAGGGTATGACAATATCATACCGGAATCTTGCCTGTGCCAAGTGGACATAGAGAATACTCTTGATAGTGCCGGAATAAAGTATATTGAAGATTGCGGGGACTATATAATCATTAAATAATAAATAAATTGAAATCATGAGATTAAGACACGCCAGCATATGTATTGGACGGAGGCCGGGAAGAAGTTCATCCTTGATTTGTATAACCTTAAAATTTCAGTCTAATGAGAGATAAACCTTTTTATGAGCTGTTATCACGCATAGATGATGACAGTTTATTGGCCAACTTTTTCAATAAGGTGTTAGGGAATTTGGATATGGCGAGAATCATATCCGCACCCCGTACTTTTCGTCATAAAGATGATGAAAATAGCCGATATTGCATTGATCTTTTTTATGATACATGCTTGTGGGAAATGTATCTGCATCAATCCATATACAAGCTGAAGGGATGGATAAGAACACTGGATGAATACCTGATAGAGTTTGATGGGAACTGGAAATATTACGCTTCCTCGAAACGTATCGAGAGCGTTAATGAATATGGCGGCGATAGCGATGACTATAACGAGGATGGGAGCGTTAAGGTCATCGATATCCCCAATGACAGGCTTGAGCCTTACTCAGTCATAAGGGAGTTGGTCTGTGACGATTGGACTGATATCGTTCAAGAGACCAGCCCGAAAGACTTGGAGAGGCTCTACGGATGCCTACAAGCAAAGGCTAATTTTTCCATAACTGATTTTATCAAGGTCAAAATGGGAGTTGATATACCTATATATCAAAAAGATGACAATGGCAATACGGTTAAGATGGGATTCGCAGACAAAGTATTGCATAAAGCCGCTGAACAAAACAATTCAGAGGTCATGGGATCGTATGTATTGTTGGTATGCTATTGTATGCATGATCTTGTCTCCGCCATAAAATCGTTAAATCCATTTGAAGACAACGTGGAGGCATTGACTAGCGTAAGGAATGACTCAATGCGGCTTCTATCCATGTCCTTTAGTAATATGGATGTCGTAAAAAAATACATGTCATCATAACAGGCACATCAAGTGCCTAATCCGAGCCATCACCTCATAGAAGTTGACAGGCTCGAAATCCAAGGAATCCGCAAGACGGTCTATCTCCCGTCTTGCGGATTCCTTCTTTGCGTGTCCTTTATTTTTGGTTTTCTTAGTCATCCATGGCACACATATAAATCCAGACCTTGCCTTCCGGAGCGTCATCATCCATGAAGTAGAAATTAATAGCATCCTCGATGATCTTTTTCTCAGCGTCCGGGCCGAACCATTCCGTGAACTTTACTTCCTTGTCGTGCCACGCTGAATTTAGCGCAACGTAAACATCCCAAATATTAGCGTTGCCCGGTACGCTCATGCCTTTAGCGACGGCGGTTACTTGCTGGATGTTCCAGTGCTCACCCTTATCCTCCCCCGACTTGCCTTTATGGTGCATTGCCGCCACGTCCATCTTAGCGAAATGCTCATTATAATGAGGACCGCAAAAAACCTCATGTATATCACGTATGGCCTCGTCATACTTCTCGGGATCTTTTTCCTTTAGACACTCCATCGCCTCGTCCAGCTCGCATATGGCCTCCCACATCTTTTTCTCGGATACCATCCCTTTCGAATGATAGTCCTTCATCAATTCCTTGTATCTCATACCCTGTCATTTATTTTATTCTGTGAATATTGATTTCAGTTC